TAACACACTCTCTGCTGCTTCTGATAGTATCTACATTGGACGTAATACAAGAGGTAAAGATAACAATGATAGTAACAGTATTGTTATTGGTTACAATGCTTGCTCATGTGGTCAAAATACAGTACGCTTAGGTAACAATAGTATTACAGCTGCTTGTATTCACGTTGCATGGACAGTTACTTCCGATGAGCGTGATAAGACAGATATTGCTAATCTTAACTACGGTCTAAACTTTATTGGTGAACTTGCTCCTAAGGCTTTCAAATATAGAAACAATCGTACTACTTCCTCTACAGATGGTATATGTCGTTATGGGTTCTTAGCTCAAGACGTTCAAGAGGTTGAGGATGGAGATCACGTTATTGTAGATGAACGTAACCAGGACCAGTTTGGTATTAATACCGATTACCTTATACCTATTCTTGTTAATGCTGTTAAGGAGCTCAAGCAGAGAGTCGAGCATCTAGAATCACAATAACACTACTGTATATATACGTAGAAAAACCCTAAAATAGGCTTAGAGAGGGTCTGAGCAACAAGAAACGGTAGGTTTGCACCTACCGTTCTTTATGTTAAATTGCTATAGTTTACTATTAGAGATATCCTAAGTTTTGCTTACGGCCACGCTCTGGTGTCCATGGACCTTGTTTAGGATCAACTAAAGTAATGGTTGCTTCAGAGTCGAGATCTTCTTTATAATCTCCTTCTGTTACACCGGAGACTTGAACACGAACTGCTTTACTATCTGACTTACGAACAATCACAATATCAAGTGAAGAGCCAACAACGTGATCAGCTTTAGCAGCTACTGTAAGTTGGGTAATGCCAATCTTAGCAAGGTCGGTTGATGAAACATCTGATGTAGTTGAAGCTGCAGCAGATCCATCAAACGATGGCCACTCATTCCAAACAATGTAGTAATCATCATTTAATGTACTATTCGCGGTTGTGCCAATACCATAACCTGATCCAGTTACGTAATGTCCTTCTGTTCTTTTAAGACCTTGACCTTCATCAGCACCGGACTTACCATCTGCAAGTTTAATGTTTGTAAATTTAAGCATATAAGTATTTAATCAACCAAGTATAATATATACAAAAAAACGGGTCCATTTCTGGACCCGTTTTGGTTTAATTGTTAATGAGGTCTTAAACCTCGTTATCCTAGAAGTAGACTGAGCTAGATCCTGGAGTGAACTCTGTTCCAAGTCCCTGAACGATAACAACGTGGTAGTAAAGATTACTTCCAAAGATGTTGTCGACAACTCCGTAACGGGTAAGCAAGCCTACGCGTGGTGCGAAGTCGTTAGGTCCAACGGTGCGCTGAACCATGACTGGGATGTATGGGCAATAGATGATACCTGTGTCGTAGAACTCAGGTCCTTTGTATCCAAGGAGTGCGTACTCAATACCACCAGTAGATCCACCGGTGTAAGCTCCACTCTGACCGAAGTTACCATTCTGGACTTCAGTACGGGTGTCGCGGTATACATTGAAACGTCCACCAAGTGAACCAACCTTAGCGATACCAACTGGCTGAGTGTTGATGTCTCCGGCAACGGGGACCCACTGGAACTCAGGAAGCATCTCAAGGATAGCACATACACGAGGAGTAGCAACAATGAAGTTAGCAGCTCCACGACGGTTACGAACAGCAATGCGATTTGCCTCAACGATCAAGCGCTGGTAGAAATCACGGTTACGCTCAACGAGCCAACGTCCATCAGCAGAAGCGGGGCTCCATACCGAGAAACCAGGTCCGAATCCAGCACCAAGTGCGGACTGAATCATGCGCATAAGCATCTCACGGTCGATCTCAGCTTGGATCTCGTACGACATAGCGTTCGTGATCTCAGCGTCAACGTCGATTCCGTTCATGTTCTTAAGGTCCTGCTCAAGCTCAACGCTCCAACGAGCACCGAGGCGGCGAGTACCAGCTTCAACAGCGGTCTTTTCGAACTTAACTTCAACCTGTGGAATGTTACCGGTGATTTCGAAAGCAGAAAGGATGTTAGCAACACCTTTGTCCTGATCACGGAATTCCCAATATCCAGCAGCACCAGTGAGGTCATCTGAAGAAGCACCAGTGAAACGGGTGTCAAGCAACTGATATCCAAGTTCTCCGGAAGGAGATCCATCAACGGTACCGTCAAATCCAAGCTTAGGGTTAGGTCCGGATCCAGCGCCACCTGCAGGAGGAGCACCAAGTCCATCAACACCATTACCAAGTTCTTCAGACTGGTAAGCATAACGCAAAGCGAATGCAAGACCAACTGGTCCACTCATTGGCTGAACACCAACGATGTCGTTAGTGATGAGCTCAGGGAATGTACGACGAATCATTGGGATCAACACCTTAGGAAGGCGTTGGTCTCCAGTAGCATAGCTGTCACTGGAAGTCGAAGCGTTAGGGGCGAAATTACCTCCAGCATTGGGTCCAAGTGCGCCACCAGGGCCACTTACATTGCTTTCCTCGAGGCACCATTTCTCTTGGTTCTCCAAGAGTACCGCAGTATTAAGGCGGGTGTGAGCATCTTCGATAGCGGCGACGCTATCAGATGTGTAGTCGAGTACTGGAGCCCACTTTTCCAAGAGAGCATCAGCACGATCTTTATCAATAAATGATTGTGGTTTATTCATATTTTTTATTTTCTATTTTTTGTATTTCAACCTTCATGGGGCAAGCCCAAGTAACTCAGGTGACTAGCACCTCATTGTTTATGTTAAAGTAGAATTACTTCATCTTATCCAACCCGGTAATATATGGGTTTTCTGGAGTAGATGGTTCAACTTTTTCCACAACAACTGGTTTTGGAGCATCGGCCTTCACAGTGCGTTGGCTAATGGCTTCCTCACGAATAACCTCCATTTGCTCTTTTTCCTTACGGTCAAATAAGCGGGCGGTGTATTCGAAATTCTCTTCGATAAAACGTGGTGTCTTATCATTCAAAACTTTCTTAAGATAAGCAGCTTTCTTCTCAGTAAACTTAGCAGTACGGGCTTCAAGGAAAACTGCGCTCTTAGCTTCGTTGTAGTTTTCATTGAGGGTTGTATTAGCTTCCTTAAGTTTAGCGATTTCAGCTTTAAGCTCATCAATCTCGGACTTTCCTTCTACGATTGCAGACTTAACACTCTCAGCCATAAGCGAGGAGTCAACTGCAAGTGTGTTACGAAGATTGTGAAGTACGTTAAGAGCTTCCTTATTACGGGTAGCTTCTAAAATAGCTTCAGCTGGGATTGCTTCGTCAACATACTCTTCAATGTAGTTGGAAATAGACTCAACAAGAGTCTCTTTAAATTCAACAGCACCTTCATTAAGCTCGGTCTCATACTTAGTAATGACTTGGGCAAGCTTCTTGGCGTTGTTCGTGTCTACAGCTTCAACAAGGCGCTCCATCTTAGTAGCGTGATCTTTGTCAATGCTTGCAACAAGGGTCTCAAGCTTCTCAGCATATAGGTCATCTTGTTGTGTAAGTGCGGCTTCAACGGAAAGCTCAAGCTTTTCTTTGAATGCATTCTCGATAGCTTCTACACTCTCATTGGTGAGAACCTCTTCGATGTCTTTTGGTAATTCTTCTTTGTTCATATTTTTAAAAGAGTGGTTTTTCTGCTGCCTTTCGGATACGGTCTGTCAACTTATCCTCAACAGCTGATTGTAAATATTTATTCGCACTAGCGTAGTTTTCGTCAGAAAGTGCATCAATAAACTTAACAATCTTAGCTTTTGTTGAGTTTTCCTCGGTAGGTTCTAATTTTTGTTCGTCAGACATACAGTTATTTAATTAGTTTTTGTTAGAAATCAAATCTTGTTAATGAATCCCATGATTCTCTCGAGAAGATACTTCTCAACATCTTTCTTAGGAAGCTTACCAACAGCCTCTTCAAACTGCTCATATGCTTCTTCATACTTACCACTATCAGCAAGAACCCATTGTTTGGATTCAAGGATACCATTAACGAAAGCTTTAGGGTAGGATGGGTCAGCAACACAATCTACTGCAACAAGCTTAAGGTTACGTACAACATTGTGATTGGAACCTTCTTCAAGACTACCAAGAGCACGTGAAGACATACCAACTTTAACACCATCA